CCAATATGGTATTTAGCGTTATGTAAGAATAGTTGTTAAAGTCTTATTTTAATAAGAGCTATTTTTATTAGTTAAATATTATTTTGATTTAATTTCTTCCTGGCGGCATTTTCACTAAGTTGATGTGATTAGGTCTTAACTATTGATATTTGGTTGTGTTTATGTTATCTAAAGCTGAGATGAATTTATCTTTACAGCCTTTGAAGTTTAAGGAATAAAAACAAACGTAATTAAATTCTGCCTCAGATTAGTAGTTTTAGGAAAAATGTCATTAACTTAGGACGGCCCGATAGGAATACGATATTGCGTAGCAGAGCGCATGCTGTTTTGAAAGTCCTATCATGAGGGTGTTTGTAGTTTCTGTAGTATTCTATTTGAATACAAGATCTTAAAGAAATTCTTTTGTCGCGAGACCCCTAACGTCCTGGGAAGAATTTGTTTGAGGTCGGTTAACAACTGCAAAGGACGGATGTCTAATACGTCTAGCTGTGCCCGTGGTGTGTTATGCGATGGTATCAATTCACACTATAGTGGAAAAGGAGGAGTTAGTTCCCTTCTTATGGTCAGCCTTTGTTGTTAATTATTAGACTGTTCATGCAATTATGTCTTCTAAAATCGAATCAATTTATACTACTTTCATGAAAAATTTTTTGGATATACCTAAAATGTTTAAATATCTGTACGGATTATCTCGTGGCGACGTATATAGGTTGTTAAATTGTGTAATTAAAAACTATGAAAGGTCATGGGACTTAACTTTAGATCAAAATTCTTATGAAGATATTAAAAGGTTTGTCTCATTACTTAAGGTTTATAAAATCAAACATAATGTGCCCAAAATTGACAAATATGAGCGTCGGAGAAAATTTGTAGCACATATGTTTTCAACTATAACAAGAGCAAATGCTGTTACGGCAAGAGTAGATTCAGTTGTTGAAAAAGCGGAAAACTTTATGGATAAGATGAATGCAATTATTGATACTAGTGAGAGTGATATTCAGGGTGTATTCAAAAATTTGAATAGTTTTACGAGTATATTTACTTCTGATAGTAAATGGCACGAACTTATGACTTATGTGATTAAATTTGCAGCTTTTTCATATTTGCTATCTCAACCTACGAATCAAAGTTTTACAAATATAAATTCTTTACTTATTTTAATTTTACCAACGGGTATTGGTAACACGATAATATCGTGCCTGCAACGAGCAATACAAGGGATTAGAGATAAGTTTAAAGATAAACCAGTTGATTTTGTAGCGCAGGAAGATTCACCAAATATAATAAATTCCTTTTTTAAAGTCACAGTTCAATTATTACAAGGAATGTTTAAAAATATACCGTCAGAAGTTTTTAAAGATATGCAATTGTCGGTTAACAAGCTGAAGATGATTTCAGATTATTTACGCAGTGCGTCTACTATATTTGATTATGTAATGATTTTGTTTCAGAAATGCATAGAATTTGTTGGCGAAAAAGTTTTAAAGTTCTATGGTAAATTGCCAAAATTTATGCAAGAATCCTCAATGGATACTTTGATTGATGATTATGTTGAGATAAAAGAAAA